GATCCGCATCGCCTGTGATCTCGACGCGGTTCCGGCCTTGGCTCCGGAGCGTGAGGCCCTGTGGGCCCGGCTTGAGGCGGCAACTTTCCTCACCCCGCAGGAGCGCCGTCAGATGGCGGGGCTGGGTGATGATGTTCCAGCGCAGGACACAGCCCCATGATGGCCCGCACACCCACGCCGCCGCGCTGGCGGCTTGATCGACAGATCACCACCGGGGTCATTTTGGCCGCCGTGCTCCAGACCGGCGGCCTGCTGATCTGGGCTGGAAAGGAGGCGGCGCGGGTCGATCTCATCGAGCGCCGCCTAGACGGCCAATCCAGCGTCGCCGAACGGCTCGCCCGGCTTGAAGAACAGGTCGCCGGGGCCCGCGCCGCCTTGGAACGGGTCGAGCACAAGCTGGATCAGGTGGAGGGACGCTGATGGCTGACGCCTTTCAAGGAGACCTTCAGATCGAGGGCTATGCTTCGCTGTTCTGGACCCGTGATCTGAATGACGACGTGACCGCCGCTGGGGCCTTTGCCGCGTCCTTGCGCCGAACCGGCCCTGAGGGGCTGCGGATGCTGCATCAGCATGATAGCCGCGCGCCGATTGGCGTCTGGGATCTGGTGACAGAGGACGAACGCGGCCTATTCGTCCAGGGGCGGATCTTAGGTCTGACACCAGAGGCGCGGCTTTGCGCGGCCTTGGTCCGCGCCGGTGCGCTGGACGGCCTATCCATCGGCTTTCGCACCCTCAAGGCCCGTCCGGACGATAGCGGGCGGCTAAGAGTCCTCACCGAGGTGGAGCTTTGGGAGGTGTCGATCGTGACCTTCCCCATGCTGCCCCAGGCCCGGATCCGCCAGTTCCAAACCCTTCAACCGCAGGCGGCCTAGGCCCTCTGTCTTCGCCTTCTCAAACCCTGGAGTGACCATGACCCAAGAGAACAAGCAGGTGGCCCATTCACCTGAAACCCGCGCCGCCCTGCATGAGGTGCTGGCGACCTTTGAAGCCTATAAGGCCAGCAACGACCAGCGGCTCAGCGCCATTGAGACCAAGCGCGCCGACGTCTTGCTCGAAGAAAAGCTTGCGCGCATTGACGCCAGCCTCACCGCTGCACAGGGCCGATTTGATCGCGCCTCTGCGGCCCTGCGCCGTCCGTCCCTGGGTGATAGTCCCCGATTGGTTGAACCTGATGAGCGTAAGGCCGCATGGGATGGCTATGTGAAGTCCGGTGCGGTGGCGGCGTCCCTGATCGAGGCCAAGGGAATTGCACAGAGTACTGAGGCCGGTAGCGGAACGGTGGGCGGCTATCTGGCCCCGCCGGAATTGGAACAGCAGATCTTGCGCCGCTTGGTCATGGCCAGCCCTATGCGTGATATCTGTCAGGTCCAAACCATTGGCGGATCGGTCTATCGCAAACCCGTCTCGACCGCTGGTGTTGTTGCCAAATGGGTGGGCGAGACGGTATCGCGGGCAGAAACCACAGCCTCGACGCTGGATATCATCGATTTTCCAGTCAGCGACCTCTATGCCGCGCCCGCTGCGACTCAGGCCCTGCTCGATGATGCCCTAGTCAATATGGACGAATGGTTGGCCGCCGAGGTGGAAGATGCCTTTGCCGCCCAAGAAACCACAGCCTTCATCAGTGGCACGGGTACCAACCAGCCCAAGGGACTGCTGAGCCATACAATCACCGCAGAGAGTTCCACGCTCGCTTGGAACAGTCTCGGCTATCTGGCCACGGGCGTGAGTGCGAGCTTTCCGACCAGTAACCCCGCCGACAAGCTGATCGATCTGGTCTATGCGCCCCGGGTCCAGTTTCGACCTAATGGCCGGTTCATGATGAACCGCAAGACGGTTTCTGTCGTCCGCAAGTTTAAGGACAGCACCGGCAACTATATCTGGAATGCGGCGCTGCAGCCGGGGGCGTCGGCGACCCTATTGGGCTATCCCGTGGCCGAGATTGAGACCATGCCGGATATTGCTGCAAACAGCTATTCCGTCGCCTTTGGAGACTTTCAGCGCGGCTATCTGATCGTGGATCGGGCCGGTATTCGGGTCCTGCGCGACCCCTATAGCTCCAAGCCCAATGTGCTGTTCTACACCACCAAGCGCGTTGGCGGTGGGGTGCAGAACTTCGATGCCATCAAGCTCTTAAAGTTCGGCCTCAGCTAAATCCTTGCCTCCCCCAACTGTCTTCGCATCCGGTTTTGGCCGGGTGCGAAGGCCTCTTTGATCCTTTTTCAGGGACCCTTCCCATGACCCTTCAAGTCCTCGTGCCCCCTGTGGCCGAGCCTGTCACGCTGGATGAGGCCAAGGCGGTCCTTCGCGTGACGGACAATGCCGAAGATGCGCTGATCCAGCGGCTGATCCGGGCTGCGCGCCAGCGGATCGAGGCGGCGCTGGGCTTGAGCCTGATCACCACCACCTATCGCGAAACCCTCGATCTGTGGAGCGATGGACTTACGGCCAATGGCTATGTGCGCCTGCAACGCGGGCCGCTTCTCAGCGTCGTTTCGGTTCGGATTGCCGATGAAGCGGGCGATTATGAGACGCTCGACCCGTCCCGCTATCGCCCGCGCCTCGATAGTCGCCCCGGACTGATCGTCCCCCTTGGCGCAGGCCTACCGCCGTCCGCTCAGCCCGTCGGGGGGCTCGAGATCACCTATCGCTGTGGCTTTGGCGAGGGGGCGCAGGATGTGCCCGAACCCTTGCGCCAAGCGGTGCTGGCCCTTGTCGCCCATAGTTTTGAACATCGTGAGGCGGCGGACCTGCCCCTCGCCCTCGTCGAGCCTTGGCTTGCGCCCTATCGGCGGGTGCGGCTGTGACCGCCGCTCGCCGCGTCCTTGCGACCCTCTTTTCGGTCACAGAGGCCCAAACCGCGTTCGGCGGTCAGGCGCGCAGTTGGACCTCCCTCGCCAGCCTCTGGGTCAGCCTGTCGCCGATCAGTTCCAACCTGGTCACCAACCCCAATCAGCCGCCGCAGCGGCGCGCGCAGGTGAGGGCGCAGGCGCGGGACATGGCCGTCGTCGCGGTAGGGCAGCGCCTATCGATTGGCCCGCGCCATTGGCGGATCGCCGCTGTGGATCGTGGTCAGCCCAAGCCCGGCCTGATGGTCCTCGATCTTGAAAGTGACGCGATATGAGCCTTGATCCAGAAAGGGCCTTGCAACTGGCGCTGCTCACCAAGCTGAGAGCCAATGGCGACCTTACGGCCCTGCTCGGCAACCCGCCCAGGGTCTATGACGAGCCCCCCGCCGATCTGGTCTATCCCTATCTCAGCCTAGGCCGCAGCGAGACCCGGCCCTGGGGCGGCCTTGACGGTGAAGGTCTGGAGCATGTGCTGAGCCTGACCATCGTATCGGTCTTTGGCGGCTCGGAGGAGGCCAAGGCGGTGATGGCGCTGGTGCGGCTCAGCCTTCACGGAGCGAACCTCAGTCTCGATGGCCATCGCCTGATCAATCTGCGCGTCACCTATGCCGACCTCTTTAAGGCGGCCGATTGGCGCTCGACCTTTGGCGTCCTGCGCCTGCGGGCCGTCACCGAACCTCTCAATCCCACATCCTAAAGGAGCCCACCATGGCGGCGCAAAAAGGCAAGGATATCCTCCTCAAGATCGGCGATGGCAACCCGTCAGAGAGCTTCACCTCCGTGGCGGGCCTTCGGGCGCGGACCCTGTCGCTCAATGCCAAGTCGGTGGATGCGACCGATTCGGATAGCGCCGGACGCTGGCGCGAATTGCTCGCAGGCGCAGGGGTCCGATCTGTGGCCGTCAGCGGGTCAGGCGTCTTTCGCGACAGCACCGCCGATGCCCTCGTGCGCGACGCCTTCTTTGCGCAGGACGCGCGCCATTGGCAGCTGATCATCCCTGATTTCGGCACCCTCAAGGGGCCGTTCCTGATCGCCAGTCTGGACTATGCCGGAGACCATGAGGGCGAGGTGACCTTTGCCCTGTCGCTGGCCTCGGCCGGTCCCGTCAGCTTTACGGCGTCCTAGCGATGGGCGCGATCGTTGCGAACGGGGCGCGAGGCCAGGTGATCCAGCCGGTCGGCGGCATCCCCCGTCGCCTGTGCCTGACGCTCGGGGCCTTGGCCGAGTTGGAAACCGCCTTTGGTCTGGCAGGCTGGGAGGCCCTGTCTGAGCGCCTGCGCGCCCTGTCGGCCAAGGACATGTTGCTGGTCCTGGCGGCCCTTCTGCGCGGGGGCGGTGAGGATCAGGCCGCAGCGGAGCTTGCCACCCTTCCAGTCGATTTTCGGGAAGCGGCGCTCGCGGTCGCCGCAGCCTTTATGGCGGCGGGCGAGGGGTGAGCCCTTGGCCAGATCTTTTGCGTCTTGGCGTGCTTCGCCTTGGCCTGTCGCCCGATGAGTTCTGGCGGCTGTCCTTGGCCGAATGGCGGGCCCTGACCGCTGCGCCGCCGCAGGACACCCCTTTGAGTCGCCCTGAATTTGAGGTCCTCCTCGCCCTCTATCCGGATCAATGACCATGAGCACACCTTCAGCCTTTCCGGGCGCCAATGGCCTTGGCGGCCTAATGTCTCAAACCGCAGAGGCCGCAGCGGCGCTGGACTCCCTCAAGGCCCCGGCCCAGAGCGCGGCCAACGCCATCGATGATGCCTTTTCCCGCGCTGGGACCAGCCTGTCCCGAAGCCTGACCCGCGCCGCTGCTGATGGGCGCATCAGTTTGCAAGAACTGGCGCGCGGGGTGCTCGACGCGGTCAATGCGGCGGCGGGGATCGGGTCGGGCGGCAAGGGCGGGTCAGGGCTGGGCGATCTATTGTCCAAGGTCTTGATCCAGAGCTTTGCGGGTGCGCGGGCCGATGGCGGACCGGTGACGGCGGGCGGGGCCTATCTGGTCGGCGAGCGCGGCCCTGAAATCTTCCGTCCCCAGACCAGTGGCATGATCGACGCGTCAAGTTCAGGTGGTTCTGGCGGCATGACCGTCAATATCGCCGTCAGCCCCTCGGACGGCGGGCTTTTGCGCTCTGACGCGCAACTGGCTCAGGCCTTGGCGCGGGCGGTCTCGCTCGGCGCGCGCAAACTTTAGGAGCCGCCCACCATGGCCTTTCATGATGTGAGATTGCCCGCCCGCTTGGCCTTTGGCTCCAGCGGCGGGGTGGAGCGACGCACCGAGGTGGTGACCTTGGCCTCTGGCTTTGAGCGGCGCTCGACGCCCTGGGCCCATGGTCGGCGCCGCTATCTGGTCGGGGCAGGCATCCGGTCGCTGGATGATGTCGCGGCCCTGACTGCCTTTTTTGAAGCGCGGCGCGGGCGGCTTCATGGGTTTCGGTTCAAGGACTTTGCCGACTGGAAGTCCTGCCCGCCCTCTCAGACCCCCGCGCCGACCGATCAGAGCCTTGGCGTGGGGGATGGCACCACAACCCGTTTTGTCCTGATCAAGCGCTATGGTTCGGGCGCGGAGGCTTATGTTCGTACACTGACAAAACCAGTCCTAGGCACCTTGCGGGTGGCAGTCGCAGGCCGCGAATTGAACGGCTCGGCCTTTAGTCTCGACGCCCTGACCGGGGCCGTGACCCTATCATCCGCGCCCGCCATAGGGGCCACCGTCACGGCAGGCTTTGCCTTCGACACGCCCGTGCGGTTCGACACGGATCGGCTGGACGTGACGCTTGAGGGGTTCGAGGCAGGCCGGATGGTCGCCGCGCCCCTGATTGAGGTGAGGCTTTAGTATGCGGGCGATCCCTGATGAGTTGGCCAAGCGCATCGAAAGCGGCGCGGCCTGTTTGTGTCACGTCTGGATCTTGACCCGCAAGGATGGCGTCAAGCTGGGCTTTACCGACCATGATCAGGACCTGACCGTTGCGGGAGTGCCCTGCCGCGCCGCGAGTGGCTGGACCGGCGGTGTGGCCCATAGCGGTCTCGGCTTTGCGCCCGGCTCCCTCGCCGCCGAAGGGGCGCTGGATAGTGATGCCATCACGCAGGCCGATATTGCGGCGGGGCTCTATGATGGGGCGGGCCTTGAGCAGCGCCGGGTCGATTGGACCGCTCCAAACCTTGATGTCCTGCTCTGGCGAGGGGTGATCGCGCGGCTGGTGCGTGAGGGCGAGCATTTTATCGCCGAGATCGAAGGCCCCCTCGCGGCGCTGGACCGTGTGGTCGGTCGCACCTTTGGGCGGCTTTGCGATGCGGATCTGGGGGACAGTCGTTGCCGCGCAGTGGTGAGCCTTGGCCAAGATGGCGTAAGGCCGACCTGTGATAAGCGCTACAGCACCTGCCAGAGCCAATTTTCCAATGGCGTGAACTTCCAAGGCTTCCCTCATATTCCGGGCGATGATTTCTTGACCCTCTATCCGGGGGAGGGGGCGCGCCACGACGGCGGCTCTCGGCGCGCTTGAGCCCGTCATTGCAGCCCTTACTGAGGGCCGAAATTGTGGCGGCGGCTCGCAGTTGGATCGGCACCCCCTATCAGCATCAGGCTAGCCTAAAGGGGGCGGGCTGCGACTGTCTGGGCCTCGTGCGCGGGGTCTGGCGCGATCTCTATGGGTTTGAGCCCGAACCGCCGCCGCCCTACCGCGCTGACTGGGCCGAACTTGGGGATGACGAACCTTTGCTGGCCGCAGCGCAGCGCCATTTCGTTCGTGCTCCTGACCAAGCAGTTCTCCTACCCGGCGACCTTTTGCTGTTTCGCATGGCCCCCGACGCGGTGACCAAGCACTGCGCGCTGGTGTCCGAGGGCTCTGGCGGCGCGGACTATGGCCGGATCATCCACGCCTATTGGGGCAGGGCTGCCGTCGAAAGCTGGCTGGGGCCTTGGTGGCAAAGGCGGCTGGCGGCGCGTTTCTTCTTTCCCAATCTGAGGGACTGACATGGCTCAACTTGTACTCACGACGCTGGGCACAGCGCTTGGCGGTCCCCTCGGCGGCGCGATTGGCTCGGCCATTGGGGCCTCTATCGACAATGCCGCCCTGCAAAGTCTGTCGCCTGCCCGTCAGGTCGGGCCGCGTCTGACCCAGGTGCGCCTGACCTCTGTCTCTGAAGGGGCACCGATTGCCGCTGTCTTTGGCCGGGCGCGGGTTTCGGGTCAGGTGATTTGGGCGGCGCAATTCAAAGAGACCCGCAAGACGAGCGGCGGCGGCAAGGGCAGTCCGCGCACCCAGTCCTATAGCTATAGCCTGTCCTTTGCCGTGGCCCTGTGCGAAGGGCCGATTGATGGCCTTGGCCGGGTCTGGGCCGATGGACAGCCGCTGGATCTGACGGGCGTGGTCATGCGGCTCTATCGCGGCGAGGCCGATCAGGCCCCCGATCCCCTGATCACGGCGGTCGAGGGGCAGGCCCCCGCCTATCGCGGTCTGGCCTATGTCGTCTTTGAAGATCTACCCTTGGCCGCCTATGGCAATCGCCCGCCGCAGCTCAGCTTTGAGGTCATGCGCCGGGTGACGCCGACCAATGGTCCAGCGCTAGAGGATAGGCTGCAGGGGGTCTGCATGATCCCGGGCGCGGGCGAGTTCGTCTATTCGACCAGCCCGGTCTTTCGCCGTCAGAGCCTGACCCGCACCGTTTCAGAGACCGTGAACAACAGCGATGGCCGCCCGGATTTTCTGGTGTCGCTGGACCATCTGCAGGCGCAACTGCCCAATGTTAAATCGGTCATGCTAGTGGTGTCTTGGTTTGGCACGGACCTGCGGTGCGGGTCCTGCCAGATCCTGCCGGGGGTCGAGCGACGGGACCGGGTGACCGAGCCGGTAAGCTGGAGCGTGGCGGGGCGAGACCGGGCCTCTGCCCATCTGATCTCGACCCATGAGGGCGGCCCGGCCTATGGCGGCACGCCCAATGATGGCAGCGTTCTCGAGGCCATCGCCGCCCTGAAGGCTAGAGGCTACAAGGTTGGGCTCTATCCCTTCATCCTGATGGATGTTCCTGACAATTCCGGCCTGCCCGATCCCTATGGCGCAGCGCAGCAGGGGGCCTATCCGTGGCGCGGGCGGATCAGCTGTCATCCGGCACCGGGCCAAAGGGGTTCGGTCGATGGGACATCTGCCGCCGCCTCGCAGGTCCAAGCCTTCTTTGGTCCGAACGGTGGGGATTGGGGCCTACGGCGCATGGTGCTTCACTATGCCAATCTCGTTCAAAGGGCTGGGGGCGTCGACACCTTCCTCATTGGCTCGGAGTTGCGCGGGGTGACGCAGGTGCGCGGCGCGGACGGGACCTATCCTGCCGTCGAGGCCCTTCGCACACTGGCCCAAGAGGTTCGCACCATCGTCGGAGTGGGAACGGCCCTGTCCTATGCCGCCGACTGGACCGAATATTATGGTCATCAGCCGCAGGATGGATCGGGCGAGGTGCGGTTTCATCTGGACCCGCTATGGGCTGAGCCCGCCATCAGCTTTGTCGGCATCGACTGGTATGCGCCGATGGCCGATTGGCGCGATGGGGAGGATCATCTGGACTATCTGGCAGGCTATGGCGGACCGACAGACCCGGCCTATCTGGCGGCCAACATGTTTGGAGGCGAGGGGGCGGACTGGTACTATGCCAGTGACGCAGACCGCGTAGCCCAGAGGCGCAGGCCCATCACTGACGGGGCCTATGGTGAGCCTTGGATCTATGGTCCCAAGGCCCTGAAAAGCTGGTGGAGTAAGTCGCATTATGACCGCCCGCGAGGGGTCAGGTCGGCCAGCCCGACCCCATGGGTGCCAAAGTCCAAACCAGTGCGCTTGATCGAGTTTGGCTGTCCCGCCGTCGATAAGGGGGCCAATAGTCCCAATCTCTTTGTCGATGCCAAGAGCGCCGAAAGCGCCTTGCCGCCCTTTTCCAATGGCGCGCGCGATGATCTGGGCCAAAGGCGGGCCATCGAGGCGGTGCTCAGCGCCTTTGCCGATCCGATGAACAATCCCCAATCGGCGGTCTATGGCGGGCCGATGGTGGCGTCCGATAGCCTGCATGTCTGGTGCTGGGACGCGCGGCCCTATCCTGACTTTCCGGCGCGAGCCTCGCTTTGGGCCGATGCGATCAACTGGGCGCGGGGCCACTGGCTGAACGGGCGGGCCGGGGCCATGACCTTGCCAGATCTCACCATGGCCTTGTCCGCACGCGGCGGCGTAGATGTGCGGATCGAAGGGGTGACAGGCCTGATCAGCGGCTATGTGGTCGAGCGCCCCATGCGTCTTCGCGACGCCTTAGAACCCCTGTCGCTGGCCTATGGGTTTGATGGGGCAGAACGTCACGGCCAAGTGACCTTGATCGCCCGCGAGGGCCAACCCGTCAGCCGCTTGACCTCATCGGACCTGGCCATGGTCGAGGGGGCGATGGGGATGGGCAAGATCACGCGGGATCTAGAGCCAGTGGTCGATCAGATCCGCGCGCGCTTCATTGACGAACGGGCAGACTATCAGGTCGGGGCGGTGCTCTACAGGCGTGATCCCTCCAGCGGCGCGGGCTCGAGCGATATGGACCTGCCGATGGTGATTTCGGAGGCTGTGGCCCTGTCCACTGCACGGCGCACCCTTGCCACCTTGGAGGCGGAACGCGACCATCTGACCTTGCCGGTCGGGCCTCTGCTGGCGCTAAGGGCCGAGGCGGGGGATGTGGTCGAGGTCGAGGGTTTTGAGGGGACTTGGCGGGTGACCCGCGTTAATGGCGACGAGCAGCCCCGTCTTGCCCTTGTTCGAGTCGCGACGGTTGAGGATGATCTGGCCCTTGACGATACGCCTTGGCAGGTCCCTGCCCCGCTGCAGCGTACCGCCCCTCCAGTCTTTCACCTGCTCGACCTGCCGCCTCTGAACGGACAGGAATCCGACCTTCGCCCCATCGCAGCCTTGGCGGGGGAGCCGTGGCGGACCATGGAGGTCTGGGCGGGGGCAAGTGCCAAGGCTCTCGTGTCGCGCGGCATCATTGATCGTTCGGCACCGGTTGGTCAGACCCTGACGGCGCTGCCGCGTGGCCCCCTGCACCGAATCGACCGCACGGCGCGCCTGTCGGTCCAGATCGAGGGCGAGGCCTTGCAAAGTCGCAGCCTGATCGAGGTCTTGGCCGGGGGCAACAGTTTGGCCGTGCAAAGCGCAAGCGGGGACTGGGAGATCGTGCAATTTCTCAATGCGACCTTGGTGGGACCTTCTAGCTATGTCCTGTCGGGCCTCTTGCGAGGGCAGGGTGGCAGCGATGGGGCCATGGCCGATCTGACCCCGGCTGGGGCGGCGGTGGTGGTCCTATCAGCGGACCTGACGCGGGTGGGCCTGTCGCGGTCAGAGCGTGGCTTGCCTCTGGTTTGGCGCGCGGCCTTGGCTGGTGGTCCGGCTGCTGGCGCGGCCATGAGCGAGGCGGCCTTCACATGGCAGGGCCTGGCCGAGCGTCCGTGGTCGCCCTGCCACCTTCGGATCTGGCCCGCCCCTTCGGGCGCGGTGCAGGTTGGATGGACGCGGCGCACGCGGATTGGCGGGGATGAATGGGGATCGGCCGAGGTGCCCTTGTCTGAGGCCCGAGAGGTCTATCGGGTGGAGGTGATGAAAGGCGCCGTGGTTTTGCGAACCACTGAGGTCAATCAGAGCCAATGGCTCTATAGCGCGGCCGATCAGGCGGCGGATTTCACCGTCAACGAGCGGTCCCTGATCCAAATTCGCGTGTCGCAGGGCTCTGACAGCTATGGGTGGGGTGTTCCGACGCAGATCAATCTGTTGTAAATTTGCCACTAATGACTTGCGCATGGCCGGGAATGGCTTAACTGAAGCGAGCAGTTTTGTTGAAACGAGGCCTTTCCCTTGGCGCAGGATCCCTATCTGGAACTTGGAGTGTCGCGCTCAGCCACGACGAGCGAGATCAGGCGTGCCTTTCACAAGCTCGCCAAACAACATCACCCCGACCAAAATCCCGGCAATAAGGCCTCGGAAGAGCGGTTCAAGCGTGTCTCCGCCGCCTTTGACATCATCGGTGACGAGGCCAAGCGCAAGAAGTTTGATGCCGGTCAGATCGATGCCGATGGCCGCGAGTCGATGCGCGGCTTCGGCGGCGGCGCTGGACCGGGCGGGCGCGGCCCAGCTGGCGGCGGCTATGGCGGGGCTCAGTTTGACGGGGTCGATCTCAACGACATCTTTGGCGACATGTTTGGATCGCGCGGTGGACGCGGCGGTAACGGTGGCGGCGGCTTTGGCAATGGCGGGCCCTTTGCCGCCAAGGGTGCAGATGTACGCGCCAAGCTCGACATCGATCTGGAAGATGCCATTTTCGGCGGCAAGAAGCGCATTGCCTTTGGCGATGGCAAGACCATCGATGCCTCCATTCCAGTTGGCGCGGTCGATGGCCAGACCATTCGCTTGCGCGGCCAAGGCACGGCTGGGCGCGGGGGGCCGGGCGACGCCCTGATCGAACTGACCATCCGGCCCCACCCGCTCTTTCGCCGCGAAGGCGATGGTCTGGTCATGGACCTGCCCGTCAGCGTGCCTGACGCGGTGCTCGGCGCCAAGGTGCAGGCCCAGACGCCCGATGGTCCTGTCACCCTGACCGTGCCACGCGGCGCTAATTCTGGGGCCTTGCTGCGGCTCAAGGGCCGGGGCCTGTCCGATATTCGCGGTAATCGCGGCGATCTGCTGGCCAAGCTGGTCGTGACCTTGCCCGAAAAGCCCGATGCCGAGCTGGAACGGTTTGCCGAGGCTTGGCGCAAGGATCGGCCCTATCAGCCTACCAAACGCCGTAGCTAGTCCATCTAATCCATTCAGGTCCTATTCAGCCATCAGGGCCTAGGGTCGTTTTTATGAACCGGATGTCATCACCTCTGTTGGTCCTTTTCGCGGTCGCTGCCGTTGCAGCGGTGCCGCGCGAGGCGTTGGCCCGCCCTCATGGTCTGGCGGATGCGGCGATGGGGGTCATGATGGCGGCGGCCGGTCCAGACTCGCTTGGGGCCGGCTGGCGTCAGCAGCAGGGTGAGGCGCGCGAGGCAGTTCAGTCTGGCCGCGCCATTCCCCTTGGCCGCGTCATGGAACAGATTCGCCGCCGCACGCCCGGCCGCCCCCTCGATTCT